ATGTTCGTAAGAGATTATACGAAGAACAGAAGAATCAAATCGAACAGGACATGGCTCCATTTGGATTCTTGAACGACGGTCTTGATGATGGTGTATTTGTTGACAATGAAGGAGATAGATGGTCTTCTGCTCCAACATATGATGAATATGGAAACACTGCTGGTGGTTGGACTCTTTGGGATTACTGATGGATTTAGATGAACAACTAGAAATCAATCACCTATTTCTAACAGATAGAAAGTGTAAGAGTTGTGGAGAGGTCAAGAATTTAGTTGATGGGTTCTATAGAACACGGAAGGATAGAGGGGCAGTTCCCTCCTCATATTCTTATGTGTGTAAGGAGTGTTTTATAGAAGGTGTCAAAGAAAGGAAAAAAGATAAATCACCCAAGTCAAGGTGGGAGTACCCAGACTGGTAGTTTACGTCCTATTTACCCTCTCAAAAAGGTCAAATTTCTAAATATTATTAGTTAAACTGAGACCCTTAGGAGAGATAGAAAATGCCTACTCCTCAATTATCTCCAGGAGTATTAATCAGGGAGGTTGACTTAACGGTTGGAAGAGCTGAGAATGTTCTTGACAACATTGGTGCTATTGCTGGTCCTTTCTCAATCGGACCTGTAAACGAGCCAATTACCATTGAGACTCAACAGCAATTCCTGGATACTTTTGGACAACCAATCGGCACTGACAGACAGTATGAGTACTGGATGACAGGTAGTTCATTCCTCTCTTACGGCGGAATCCTCAAAGTCGTCAGAGTCGGTGGTGGCAGCCTGAACAACGCTAATGCTGGTGTTGGTATCACTGCAGGTGCAACGGTTCTGATTGAGAACCAAGACGATTACGAACTCAATCACCAGACAGACACTTCTTATTACTACGCAACCAAGAACCCTGGTAGATGGGGTAATGGTCTGAAAGTTTGCACGATTGATAACAAAGCTGATCAAGTTATCAGTATTGCATCCACCAACCCTGGTGCAGAAAACCTGGTAGTTGGATACGGTGTTTCTGCAGCAAGAACCAGTATTAACATTCCTGGAAACGGTGCTGTTAATACATTCACTGGTCACCTTAAGGGTATCATCACTGGTGTTAACACCGATGCTCAGAACTCAAACAGTTCTATTGAAGTCAGAGTTCTTGAGAGAGTATTCCCAAGAATTGATGATTACCAGACAACTGGTGTTACAACCAATACGGCAGTCATTAACAGAAATGATACAACTCTCTTCATCAACAGTTCTGCAGGTCTTTCGACAGATAACGTTAACGCAGGTACTCAGTTCCTGAAGGTAACAAACAATAATGACAACTTTAAAGTTGTAAGTTTCGGTGCAACATCAGTCACCGTCGAAACCGGCATCGGTAACTCAGTTTTGAGTGTTGGTCTTGGTATTACATTCCAGAATCTGGTTTCAACTGCTGGTACAGTCACTCCTATCAACTATCAACAGGCCTTTGATGGTGCTGCATTCAAAGCAGCTGACACATTGACAATTACACCTTCTACTGGAACTGCATATACTACTACGGTAACTGCTGGAACTATTAGTGATTGGTACGATGGACAGACACTTGGTCTGACAAACTCAACACTGTATTGGAAGAACATCGCTCCTAAGCCTGTTGACACTCAGTACACCGTACAGAGAAACGGTAGTAACGACGCAATTCACGTTGTTGTTGTAGATGACACAGGTGACGTAACTGGTGTTCAGGGTAACATCCTTGAGAGATTCCTCTCACTGTCTAAAGCTTCTGATGCTGAAGCAGATGCGGATGCACCTACCAAGACCTTCTATAAGGATTACTTGGCACTCAATTCCACTTATATCTTCGGTGGTTACAACCCATCAATCAAGGAAGATACGATTCGCAACGTCATTCCTACAGCTTCTGGTTTCTCAACCAGCTTCACACCTCTTACAAACTCTGAGGGTCTGTGGGGTCAAACCGCAGCAAATAGTCACTTCTCCTCACTTGGTGCAGTTTCATATTCACTGGTTGGTGGTGTTGATTATCAGGCTGGTGGTGGTATGGAAGCCGCACTTGGTGACCTGATCACTGGTTACAACTACTTCTCCAACAGAGATGAGATCGCAGTTGACTACTTGATCATGGGTCCTGGTCTTGGACTTGAGAGTCAGTCACAAGCTAAGGCTAATTACCTGGTCTCCATTGCAGGTCAAAGAAAGGACTGTGTTGCAACAATTTCTCCACACAGAGACAACGTTGTAAACGTCACTAACGCAAACACTGCGACGGAAAACTTACTTAAGTTCTACGCTCCAATCGCGTCTTCTTCTTACGCTGTTCTCGATTCGGGTTACAAGTACACCTTCGATAGATTCAACAACCAGTTCCGTTACATCCCAACTAACGGTGACATTGCTGGTCTGATGGTCAGAACTTCGATCCAAGCATATCCTTGGTTCTCACCTGCTGGTCTCCAGAGAGGTATTCTGAACAACGCAGTCAAACTGGCATACAACCCAACGAAGAACCAGAGAGATCAACTCTATGGTGCTCGAATCAACTCGATTATCACACAAAGAGGAGCTGGTACTCTTCTGTTCGGTGATAAGACAGCACTGGGTTACGCTTCTGCGTTTGATAGAATCAACGTCAGAAGACTGTTCCTGACTGTTGAACAAGCACTTGAAGGAGCTGCAGAAACTCAACTCTTCGAACTTAACGATTCAAACACGAGAGCTAATTTCGTGAACATCGTTGAACCTTACCTCCGTGATGTTCAAGCGAAGAGAGGTCTCTTTGACTTCCTGGTAGTTTGTGACGAGACAAACAACACACCTGATGTCATTGATAACAATGAGTTCAGAGCAGACATCTTCCTGAAACCAACCAAGTCTATCAACTACGTCACCCTGACGTTCGTTGCAACCAGAACTGGTGTTGACTTCCAGGAAGTCGTTGGTACTGTTTGATTTTTTATTAAATAACTACGGAGGATTAACCAATGGCTGAAACAAAAACACTTTCACAATTTAAGACCAGACTTCAAGGCGGGGGTGCCCGCCCTAACCTATTTGAAGTCTCTATCCCATCCTTCCCCGCGGCAATCACTGAGGCCTGGGGAAGTGGCGATACTGCAGAGAACGGCACTTTCAAATTCCTTTGTAAAGCTGCTCAGCTCCCTGCTTCTAACACCAATTCATTTGAAGTTCCTTTCCGAGGAAGACAACTGAAAATTGCTGGTGATAGAACGTTCGATGCATGGACAGTTAGAGTCATCAATGATGAGGACTTCCAACTCAGAACAGCATTCGAAAGATGGGCAAACGTCATCAGTAAACTTGATGATGCAACTGGTGTTACCAACCCATCATCTTACATGACAGATGCATACGTAACTCAACTCGGTAGAGGTGCTGAGAGATTCTCTACATCCAATTCTGGTGGCGAATCTTCAGTATTGAGAACTTACAAGTTCTTTGATATCTTCCCAACACAGATTGGTGCAATCGAACTGAGTTATGATAACGGTGATCAGCTCGAAGAGTTTGATATCACCTTCGACGTTCAGTACTTCACTATCGGTGAATCTGATCAGTCTACTGGTGGTAACGCAAATGAACTTCTGATCCGTTGATAAATAACTAGACAAGACAGTCTAGTATTTAAATATAATGGCCAGATTATTTGGTTTTTCAATTGAAGATAACGACAAGAATCCACCTGGCGTAGTTTCTCCGATCCCTCCTTCTAATCAGGATGGATCTGAGGCCTTCGCCAGTAGTGGATTTTTTGGTAGTTATAATTTAGACATCGAAGGTCTCTACAGAAATGAGACTGATTTGATTCGTAGATATAGGACCATGGCACTCTATCCAGAGTGTGATAGTGCGATCGAAGATATTGTAAACGAAGCAATCGTATCTGATACAAACGATTCACCTGTACAGATTGAACTGTCGAATCTGAATGCAAGTGATAAGATCAAAAAGATTGTAAGAGAAGAGTTTAGATATATTTGTGAACTTCTTGACTTTGATAAGAAGGCACATGAGATTTTCCGTAACTGGTATATTGACGGAAGACTCTATTATAATAAGGTCATCGACCAAAAGAATCCTCAGGATGGTATTCA